TAAATGGGTTGTAGTAGACCACTTACATATGCTAGTGAGTTCTATGTTGGATGGGGACGAACGTAAGGCTATCGACAGTATCATGCACAGACTTCGTAGCATGGTTGAAGAAACAGGTGCAGGTATTATTCTTGTCTCTCACTTACGTAGAATCGAGGGTAACAAAGGTCATGAGAATGGTGTCAGTGTAAGCTTATCTCATCTTCGTGGTTCAAATAGTATTGCTCAACTATCCGACTGTGTTATAGCACTAGAAAGAAATCAACAGTCAGATGATGATTTAGAATCAAGAACAACTAAACTTCGTATACTTAAATCAAGATACACAGGAGATGTAGGCATGGCTTGTTCTCTAGTGTACGACAAAGAAACAGGTAGGTTAGCAGAGTATGAGGATTTAGAAATGCTTAACTCTAAAGAAGAAGATATCATACCATTTTAATAGGAGACAAATATGCAATTAGTATTTGACATAGAAACAGATGGACTAAATCCTTCAGTTATATGGTGTCTCGTAGCACAAGATGAACTCGGAAAGTTCTATCACTTCTACGAAGACACCCTTGACGAGGGCATAAAGTTCTTACAAAAAGCAGACAGGCTTATAGGACACAACATATTAGGTTATGATATACCTGTAATCAAGAAGCTTACTGGTGTAGACTTATACCACTCAGATAAAATTATAGATACATTAGTTTTATCTAGGCTACTAAACCCTACAAGAGAGGGTGGACACAGCATAGCTAAGTGGGGTTACAAGTTAGGCTTACCTAAGAAAGATTCCCCTGAGTGGTCTGCCTTTACACAAGAGATGTTATCTTATTGTGAAAGAGATGTAGATATAAATTATAAATTATTTAATTATTTGAAAAAAGAATCTTTAGGTTTTTCAAAAGAATGTATAAAGTTAGAACACAAAGTTACACATATACTTGAACAACAAAAACAAAATGGTTTTCTTTTCAATGATGAACAGGCAATGTTCCTAGCTTCAGAGTTAAGTTGTAAGCTAAAAGAAACAGAAGATAAGGTACATGAAACATTCAAACCTATTTGGATTGATGACAAAATAATTAAACCTAAATTAAAAAAAGATGGTAAACTTTCCAAACAGGGATTGACAGAACAGGAGTACTCTGATATAATAGATGGTACGCTTGAACAAAAACCTTTTATGAGGAAGACACTTCAAGAATTTAATCTAGGCTCTAGGAAACAGATAGGTCAAAGACTCCAAGAACTTGGATGGAAACCCAATAAGTTTACACCGACAGGTCAGGCGATTGTTGACGAGACTACTCTTAAAAAGATTACTCATATAAAAGAAGCACAGCTTATAGCAGACTTCTTACTGTATCAGAAACGATTAGCCCAAGTACATTCTTGGATAGACGCAGTGCATGAAGACGATGGTAGAGTGCATGGGTCAGTCATTTGTACTGGTGCTATCACTGGTCGTATGGCTCACAGAGGTCCAAACATGGCACAAGTACCTGCTGTTTACAGTCCGTATGGTAAAGAGTGTAGGTCTTGTTGGGTTGTACCAAAAGGTTACAAACTTGTAGGTATAGATGCAAGTGGATTAGAACTTAGATTGTTAGCACACTATATGGCTGACGAGGATTACATAAATGAAATTATCAACGGAGACATTCACACAGCTAACCAACAGTTTGCTGGACTTAAATCAAGAGATGAGGCAAAAACTTTCATCTATGCACTCATTTACGGGGCAGGAGATGAAAAAATTGGAAGCATCATTAAAGGAAATAGAGCAGACGGTAAGCGATTGCGAGAACGCTTTCTTACTGGTCTACCAACACTTAGAACTCTTAAGGAACGAGTTGACAGAGCTTCGGAGAAGAGCTACCTCAAAGGGTTAGACGGTCGTAAGATTCTACTACGACATAAACATGCAGCATTAAACACTTTATTACAAGGTGGTGGTGCAATAGCAATGAAGAAAGCATTGGTTATCCTTGAAGATAACATAAGACTTAACGGTTTAGATGCAAAGTTTGTAGCTAACATTCATGATGAGTGGCAGATACAGGTACTTGAAAGCCAAGCAGACTTTGTAGGTAGGCTTGGTGTAGAAGCAATAGAAAAAGCAGGACAACATTACAACATGCGTTGTCCTTTAACAGGCGAATATAAAATAGGAGACAGCTGGTATGAAACCCACTAAAGAAAACAGAAAGAAATTTGATATTGATTTAGCTTACGGTACAGTAAGAGAAGAAAAGATAGCAGAAATGCTTACAGATAAAAAGATAGAAGTAAAATCAGAAAAAGATATGTGGCAGAAAACAGGAAACATATGTATAGAATATGAATCATGGGGTAAGCCTTCAGGTATTAAAGCAACCGAAGCTGACTACTGGTTCCATAACCTATGTGTAGGAGACAACGAGTTTTGTACTTTAGTATTTAAAACTGATGTGCTTAAAACAATCGTAGATAAATTAGATACATTTAAAACTGTATGTGGTGGAGACCATAAAGCAAGTAGAATGTTTCTTGTTAATCTACAAAAACTATTCTCATCGGATGTGATTAAAGCATTCAAGGAAGCAGAAAATGCCAAAGAAAAAGCTAAGTAATTTAGTACCCGACATCTATGCCATGTTAGATTCTCTGACAGAAGGCAATGAGTTAGACATTTCAGAAGAAACTTATGAAGAGTTTGGTAAAGAAATGGCTGATGCTCTTAAGCACTGGGCTACTCCTCAGGATAGAACAAACAAAGAAACTCTTAGGATGTCTAACATAGGTAAACCTGAAAGACGTTTGTGGTATGATGCTCATACTCAATCAGACACAACAGAAAAGTTACAGCCTAACATACAGATTAAATTCTTATACGGACATTTACTTGAGGTTTTACTTTTGTTCTTTGTTAAACTTACTGGTCATAAACTCACCGACATGCAGAAAGAAATAACTGTAAACGGAATCAAAGGACACATGGATTGTAAGATAGATGGAGAAGTTGTTGACGTAAAGACTGCATCAGGTTATGCCTTTAAGAAGTTTAAAGAAGGCACACTAAGTGAAGACGATGCCTTTGGTTATCTCTCTCAACTAGCAGGTTACGAAGCAGCCGAGGGTACAAGCAAGGGTGGTTTCTTGGTTATGAATAAAGAAACAGGAGAGCTTTGTACTTACATACCTGACGATATTGAAAAGCCTAACATAGTATCTAAGATAGATAACATAAAAGAACTTATAGTAAAAGATACTCCACCTGAGTTTTGCTATACTCCTGTAGCCGAAGGTCTTTCAGGCAACATGAAGTTAGCTAAGAACTGTGGGTGGTGTCCTCATAAGATAGAATGCCATAAAGACTCTAACGAAGGTAAAGGACTAAGAGCTTTTAAGTATGCCAAAGGTCCTGTATATTTTACAACGATTACTAAAGAACCAAAGGTTGAGGAAATAAAACTATGAGAGAATTAAAAACTAAACAAGTACGTAAGCTATCTAAAGAGTTTGTAGTAGAGTGGTTACAGAGTATGCTTACTGAAGAAGAACAAAAGAAAGTAAGCGTAGATAATTATGAAAAGTATTTACCTGAAGACAGACACTTCTACGCTAACAACAAACTAATGGTTTCTGCCTACACCCCTAGGTGGTTTGCCCAAAGAATTAAAAAAGTTTTAAGAACTAAACATATAGATGACATTACTTATTCGGATGTTATTTAATGGTCGGTTTTAGAAAACCTAGGAAGGTTAGACCAAAAGAAAAAGATGTTCCAAAGGGATATGATTCTAAGTGGGAGCATACATTGCACACCACTATCTTACAAGAGTGGAAACATCACACGAATAAAGTTCCTTACATTGTTGAGCACAACTACGAGCCTGACTTTGTAAAGAGGATAGGTAACAAAGAATATCTTTTAGAAGCAAAGGGTAGATTTTGGGACTATCAAGAATATAATAAGTATGTGTGGGTGCGTAAAGCACTCAAGCCAAATCAAGAGTTAGTGTTTTTATTCTTGAGTCCTTATGCTCCTATGCCACAGGCTAAGAGAAGAAAGGATGGCACTAAAAGAACACATGCAGAGTGGGCTGATAAAAATAAATTTACATGGTATAGTGAGAATACTTTACCTGATAACTGGAGAAACGATGAACTATAAATTTAATGAAGATGAAATAATAAAAGACATACAAAGCTATGTAGACGCTACGTATGGCTTACATTATTCCAACGGAAAGTATCAAGCATCAGATATGATAATAGATGCAGGACATGGAGAAGGTTTTGCCATGGGAAACATCATGAAGTATGCTATGAGATACGGACAGAAGGGTGGTAAAAACAAAATGGACTTGCTAAAGATAGTACACTATGCTATAATAGCAATACATTTACAGGATAAAGAAAATGATTGAAGATAAAATAGGAACTAAGCCTTACTTAGGAATTGAAATAGACTACGATAAAGAAAAAACATTTGATAAGTTTAGTCTTGATACATTGAAAGATAGATATCTTTGGGAGAATGAAACACATGCACAAGAAGCATTCGCAAGAGCCTCCGTCTTCGGAGCAACCTTCAAAGGCGAGACAGATTTTGAGTTGGCTCAAAGACTTTACAACTACAGCTCCTCTCGTTGGTTCATGTTTAGCACTCCTATACTTAGTAACGGGGGAACAAGTCGTGGGCTTCCTATCAGTTGTTTCCTTAATTATGTTCCTGACAGTAGGGGTGGTTTATCTGCTCACTATGACGAGAACATATGGTTGGCAAGTTCAGGTGGAGGCATTGGTGGATATTGGGGCGATATTAGGAGTAACGGTATTTCTACTACTCATGGCAGTCGTTCTACTGGTTCAATTCCTTTCATGCATGTAGTTGATTCACAGATGTTAGCCTTTAACCAAGGCACAACAAGACGTGGAAGCTATGCAGCTTACATGGATATAAGCCA